CTCGGTAAAGTTGTCATTTGATTTGACAAATGCGGCTCTTAGTGTATCACCTTTACCATCATTTGCTCTAATACCAATATTGATTGTTTGTTTAGCCATTTGTTTCTCTCATTTGATGTTTATTGGTTTGCGGCCTTGTTAATTGTCAAGACTTCATTTAGTGTGTTATCGGTCTTAGCGTCAACTTTATCAACAGTCATAAAGTCGATATCTGTAGAAACTCTACCAACAGCATCAACTTCAACAAATTTCAATGGGTTCAAATTATATGTGGTGAAGTTATAGTTTGCCAAAGTATTAACTCCATATATAGGTTTATCGGACACAAAGTTTCCTGTTAGTGATTTTAATCTAAGTAGGTTGTCTGTAAATTGAACAACAATTCCTGTTGCTGTTGTATCATCTGATGTATATCCTTGATATACTTTTTCACCAACTTTATATGTACCAAAACCAGAATTTAAATTCAATGTAAATTCAACAACATCTTCTTCGGTAATTAAGTTGAACACTGAAACAAATGCACGATTGATGACACCAGTTTCTGTGGTTTTACCAAATACAAATCCTTTGACAGTGAAGTTTAATGTCCAGACTATCATTCTGGTTTCGTTCTCTCTACCACCTTCGTAAATAATTTCATGTGATGTTGAGTTTAAAATCACAGGTACTTCTTTAATAATCCCCATTTCAGGAATCAAATTCAATTTGATGGTGTAATCTGGTGTAAAGAATGGTAGTATGTGTTCAATGATTTGTGTACCATCTTCAATGTTTCGAACATATATGTACAGATTAAAATCAAAATTGTATGGTACTGGATTGTATTGTGCAATAACACCGGTCGCTGTATTTGTGCCTGCAAAATTTTTAATGTTGGTATTTTGTTTTCTACTTGAATCATAACTAAGACCGGCCATCTCAAACGACATTTTAGGTAAAGTTACTTGAACTTTTTTATCTAATTGAGGATCACTCTCAAGGCGCATAACATATCGTTCTTTTGATGCATAAACAATAGGCACAATAAATCTCTCAGATTCGGTTTCGTCTGATTTGAATCTGTATAGTGTTATGTTGTCAAAAAGATTACCAAATCCAACAACTAATTTTCTGATGACACGGTTGTATGTTGACATTATATTTTTCCAAACGGATTAGTTTCGGTGAAATCTATAATGTTATCGGCTTCATTGTCCAAATAATCATTGTCATAGGCTTCATTTCTTGTACTGTCTTTTAATGGATTATATGATGACAAATAGTATTGTGCATTGCTTGTTGCACCAATGATTGCAACATTGTTTGCAAACTCACCGGCAACATTTGTTACTTTTAATATATCATTGACAGTGTTCCATTCTTGTACCATTGCAACCACTGATGCGTTTGCTTGTGTACCATCCCTAGATTGAAATACAATTTCTCTAGGTTCATATGTTCCAGTTCCAACACCAGTGTTCAAATCTATTGTATAACTTGATTGAATCATTATATCATCAATATCTTCCACACCAGTGTCGATAACTTCTTGTGAGTACTTGAATTTCTCTAGTTCTAATTCGTAGAAATAAGGAATCTTGCGGCCTAACATGAAGAAGTCTTTGGTTTGATTGGTGAATTTAATTTCAAACAATTCACCGGTACCATTTAAGAAAGGCACATAAATCAAATCACCTTCACGGGGTCTGGTGAATAGGTCTTGTGGTACTCTTTGAGAGAAAGAACGCTTTGATAGTATGATATTGATATTGTTTTTAATCTCAAGACCAAATTTAGAAAAGAATTCTTTCTCGCCACCGTACTCCATTGAACTAGATAGATAGAACTCAATTGGAAAGGCCGAACCAAATCTTTTAATTGGATCTTCACCATATAGAATGTCTCTATCTTCTTCATTCTCAATAGGCAGGTAGTAGGCGTCATAACCTTGAATTTTAATACTTTCTACAATCAAATCTTCTATTACTCTCTGTTCAGCAAGAGAGTTGTAGTTGTTGAAATACACCGAGGTCGCCATGATATTATCCTAACTTTTCACAAAAATAATTTTTGTGGTGTTTTCTTAAACCACTAGCCACAATTGACATTTTTGAACTATCCAAGTTATTTTCCTTACAATATTGTTGTAAATTTTTTATTTTTATTTTTGTTCCGTCTGGTTTGGTTATTAACCAATTTCTACTATTACTCTCGGATATTTTATTTTTCCATTCACAAGGACGGCCTTTTAATGTCTCACTCATTTTTAATTTATATTCATCAGACCATTTACGACCTAAATTTGCTTTGTGACCTACTGGTGGTCTAGATTTTTTACCAGACATTACAAATAGTTCGTGTAACAATTCTTCTTTACCAATAATGCCAGCTAAACCTTTCCAAGCTAATTCATCTTGTTTATGTCCATATTTTTCCCACAAAACACGATGAGCTTCCGCATGTTCTTCTACGGTAAGTTCAATTAAATTGGACGGATCATTTGTTCCACCCATATGTTTTGGAATAATATGGTGTTGGTGTTTCATATTAGTTCATAAACATTTCTAGTGGTGCACCGTACTTGTCACCAATTTCTGCATGAAGGGCATCAATTTCTGTTTTTGCTTCCTCATAAATCTTATCACCATTCAACATGACACCACCTGGTAATTGTATACCACTAAACTTTTTAAGGTTGTTGCCCCATGAACGCTTGATAAGTGCTGTTGCATACTCTTTTAACCAACGGTCGTTCCAGACATAATTGTAATATTCTGGATTGATTGTTGCATAAGATTCCATGACAACAACAGTACCGACTGGTGCTTGTGAAGAACCCCAAGCCCAATCAATGAAAAGTTTTTTCATGTGTCTTTGATAACGGATTGGTATTTCACCAGTAAACATTAACTCCAATGAACGCAAATGTTGTTGTGTTAATGTATAGTTGATGTAAGATGCGGAAGTGAAATCGTACAATTCATTCAAACGCAATTGATATCTCAAGTCAAACATGTTGATTGATGCTGACGAATCTTGAATAGGGAAAATTCTAGTTATACCAACTATGTCAACAGAATTATTTGAATCGTCTGTAACATTAGTTAGATTTATATATTTGTTTTGAATGTCTGTCGCATCAAGTTTTTTGATGTAATATATTTTTTGTAGGCCATCAAAGTGGTAGTCTTGCCAATATTGAAGTGCATCATCAATACGGTCTTCTACCTGATCGTCATCAACGTTGATTTCGATTACTGGAAACCCTAGTCTACGCAGGCAATAATCTTTGAATGCCGTTCTTGTTGTTATTGGTTGTGCCATTATATCCCCCTATAAGGGGTATTTATGCATCATTGGTTGTTTCGTCAACTGATACATTAATTGAATTTGATAGATCCTGAACCCGTAAATTTATATATTCTATACCCGGATAATATTGTATATGTAACTGTGCCTGTAGTTGTAGCTGCTGCGTAACCGGTTGGGTACTTGATAACTGCAATACCTGAACCACCGTTACCTGCATTAGTGCCGGCGCCGTTTTTCATACCACCACCGCCGCCGCCGGAATTTGTTCCGCCATTCCCACCAACAGTATTTGTTCCATTCTGGCCGCCGTTTGCACCTCCTGTGCCTCCAGCTGTTGAACTTCCTCCACCACCACCACCTGCACCACCGTTGCCCGCTGTGCCGGTATTGACGCTGCCGCCACCGCCACCGCCGCAATAATATGTTGCAGTGCCTGTTATGGAATTTTGTAATCCAATACCACCTGAACCTGCCACTGTGCCGCTTACACTATTTCCACCAACAGCACCTGCGCCGCCACCGCCGGCACCTGCCAAAGCAGTGCCTGATACAAATGCATCACCTCCAGCATTTCCTTGACCTGTGATTGGTTCTCCACCCAAGTGGTCTGTTACGGAGCTACTAACTCCACCGCCACCTGAGGCGCCACTTCCTGGCCTTCTTGGATCCGTGTAGCCTCCAATGCCCCATCCACCGCCGTATGCATACAAAGAAAAACCAGTTGATGTGATTGAAGTGTCACCGCCTCGTTCTCCATTTGAAGAACTCGCACTGAAGACTCCTACCGCACCGGCGCCGCCGCCAGCAACGGTTACTGTATAGGTTACATTTTTTTTAAAAGTAAATTCACTCTGATAATTATAACCACCAGCACCAGCTCCTGCTGATCCACCTCCTCCACCTCCTCCAACCAGTAACATCTCAACTGTTATCAAATCACTACTTAAAGTAGTGTTTTTAGTGGATATTTTACTCTTAGATAAAGTTTTGATTGCCATGTTAGGTTATCTCACTACCGTAAGCGTGGAAACTTATTAATGCACTACTTGCATTTACTGTGACAACATCAGTTGTTGCTAAAGTTAAACCAAGTGTTAATGATAACATATCATTTGCTGGTACAGGTGTGTCAAATGCCAAATAGTGTTGTGTAGCCAATGTTGCTCCTGCTGGACGAACAGCTACTTTAACTGTGCCGCCAGTGGCAGCCTGGTTACAAATAGAAAGTGTGGAAACAATTGTACTTGTTGCCGCAGGAACAGTGTAAAGAGTTGTTGCTGTGTTTGCTGCTGGATTTGATTGACCTAAAACTTTGTATGTTATTGCCATGATTTTTCCTTATGCTCCCATTAACAAGAATGGATTGATTGTGTTTGTAGATCCACCACTACTTGCTGTGTTAGCAGCTGCAAAGGCCGCATTGGCCTGGTTAAATGCAAACGTGGCACTTGAACCAGAATTTGCTGCAGCGAAAGCCGCATTAGCTTGTAAGAACCCAGAATTGGCATATAAACTGGCTGAATTGGCTGCACCAAAAGCTGAATTGGATGTTAAAAATGCTCCATTGGCATATAAACTGGCTGAATTGGCTGCACCAAAAGCTGAATTGGATGTTAAAAATGCTCCATTGGCAAATATACCTGCACTAGTTGCACCACCGGCCGCATTGGCTGCTTCAAAAGCTCCATTGGCTTGAGCATATGCCGAACCAACCAACGATGAATAATCATACGATGTGTCTATATTCGGTAATTTTATTTTTGTTGTCATTTTTTATTAAGGTGTATATTCAACCCAAGCCAAGGTTGCTTCATCCCATCCATATGATTTTTCATCTTCGGGCCTCGCAACAGGTGCATCCCAATGGCAAGATGTTTCATTTAATATCCAACTTGGAAATGGTTTAGGTGGTATGAAAGCGTCACGTTCTTTATCGTAGGTGTATCCAATACCCGCATAATTTTTACGCAAAGGTGTACCACCCAATCTATGCTCACCCATAATGGTGTTATAACTTGTTTGTATCCAAGATTCTTTTGGACCAAACATACCAGAATCAATTACATCCTGTTCAATAACAAGAACTCTTGTTACAATATTGTTTTCATCTATCTGTGCAAAGTGTGCCATTTTTATCCCATTAAAAATTATTCATGCTCTATTTATTATAAATCTGCTGTATATGTGGCTGGATAAGCTCTGGTCACATCACCTGGTCTAGTGCCTGACCATATAATTCTAACACCACCTGTATTTCCTGATCCACTATAAACCACACCACCACCAATTATACCCGTTCCTTTTTTAACTGCACCACCGCCGCCACCATAAGTACCACCAAAATTTCTATCGGATGTTGTAACGCTACCAAGGCCTGCTGTTCCATCTTTTGAATCTGTTGCCGACGAACCAGCACGGATGCCGCCGCCGGCATCTGTTGTACCTGAAGATTGGAATACGCCAAGTCCACCGCCGCCAGAACCCACTTTGTTAGTTGCGGAATGCGGTGGTTTAAGTGAATTTCCTCCTCCACCACCAGAACGATAAGATGGACCATTGGTTGTGTATGCACAACCTCCACCGCCAGGTGCACCGCCACCATATGTGTCACCAGAAATAGACATATCTCCTGATCCATCGGAACCACCGTATCCACCTTGGCCAGCTACTGTTAATGTTCCGTTTCCAATAACTAAACCAAATCTACCTCCAGCACCGCCATTACCATAGTAACCACCTGCGCCACATCCACCCCATGCACCCGCTTGTGTTCCGTTTGCGCTGCCACCTCGGCCACCACCATCACCAACAAAATTTCCACCAACCACGTTTGCGGATGCACCTGATGAACCACTTGGTCCAGTACCACCAAATCCTGCTACCGTTGATGTGTTAATAAAATAACTATTGCCTGTTGTGTGTACTCCTGGATATGCATCAGGTGCAACGTTTGCTGTTACTCTTGATTGTCCAGCACCAACAACTACTGTATATGATGCACCTGGTGTAACAGAAATATTATTTTTCCATCCTAATCCACCACCACTACCACCAGCCATTCTTGTTGCTGCACCACTTTGACCCATAGCACCACCTGCGCCACCGCCACCAATGCAAACAACACAAACACTTGTTACACCATCAGGTGCAACCCAAGTGTAAGTTCCTGCCGCAGTGTATTCTGCTTGTCCTGGAGCAATACCGGTTGGTCCAACAATATAAGAATTTACAAGGAAACTCATGTTCGTCTATAATATAATGTTACTTTTAATCCTTTTGCACCAGTACCAGCAACATCAATATCCATAGTTATTTCATCATCATCTGAAAAAGTAGTTGTAGATAACACCGCCGGTGTAGCGGCAGTAACACTTGTTTTTTCATTTGCATCTATTGTTAATCTTGTGCCAAAAATAGTAGTACCGTTTTTATTAATATCAATTTCAGGAATTCCAGATGTACTTGCAGTGGCCAATGATGCTCTAGGTATCTGATACAGTGTCATTGCATGTGGTGCTCTAAATGTTACTTTAGCTGTACCTGTAGTTATTGATGTTGTTTCATCACTAAGAGCCACAGTCAAGTAAACGTTTGCAGAAGTATTGGCTGCAGCAAAAGCACCATTGGCATACAAACTCGCAGAGTTTGCAGTATCATAAGCATTGTTTGCTTTTGTTCTTACCCACGCATCTGATGCATTGTTGGCTGCATTATATGCTGCATTGGCTTGAATGAATGATCCATTTGCAAATATTGATGCCGAGTTTGCAGTAATAAATCCTGCATTGGCCGTACCTCTAGCCCACGAATCTGCACCCGAACCACCGTCATTAGTATTTGCTTGTGCAAAAGCAGCATTAGCCTGTGCAAACGCAAGATTTGCTCGGTCAAATGCAGAGGGCACCAAAGAAGAAAAATCTTTAGTTGAATCTAATCTTGATGGAGGTACTTGTGTTGACATTAATTATAACCTTTTTACATTATTTATTTAATATCATATGGAGCTGTTGGTACTGTTATAGTTCTTGCATAACCGTTTGTAATTCTCAAATCTGCAATGTAGCCAAGGGTACCGTAACCTGACAAGCTACCGTCTTTTGAACCAATGTATATTGGAGCAGTTGTTGCAGTGCCAGTTTGTGTTCCGGAAATTGTTGCTGTTCCACCTGCAACACCATTTACATAGAAGGTCATTGTTGTGCCACTACGAACATATGCTAAATGTGTCCATTGATTGGTGTAAACTGTTATTGTTCCAAAATAAGCTGTTGCATTATAATATTCCATTCTATAAGAACCAGATACTGCTGATGCCAATGGAGACAAACCAAGGTTCATTGCTGCACCTGTTGCACCAGCTTGTCTTGAATCCCAAAATCTCCATCTTGTTATTGTGGCATCCGTTGGATATACCCAGCATTCAAATGTAAAGTCACCTGGGAATACTATAAGACTTGGTTGCGGTCTTACAGCAAGATAATCTGTTTTGGTTGCAAAGTACACAGATGAGAATCTTGAGTTATTGCTGCCTACAAAAGGTTCTAATGTGGTTATTTTTGCATCACCAGCTTTAGTAATAGTAAATGCATTGGTTGAGTTGTCAATGAATCTATTGGATTGGCAGGTTAACAAGCTGGTGTTTGCTATTGCTGTTAATGGTGCAGTGGGTGGAGTAAATGCAGAGGTGTAGAGTCCAGTGCCTTTTACTATTCTAAAATTACTACAATGGCCAAAAGCATTGTTTGTACCACTAGCATTTTGTGTACCAAAATACAAGAATGTTAATGTAAATGTGTAATTCCCCGAATCAGAATAATTTGTATTTACCTGCACTCCATTTGAAAATATTCTAGTTATTCCCGAATTTCTACAAATTGCTATATGGTTCCAAGTATCTTTAATTAACGCATTTGCTGTTGAAACTGTTCTTGTTGCAGCGGAAGCGCCATAAAATCCAATACTCATATTAGTGTTTTGCTGTACTAAAAATCTCCCCGAACTATTATTGTCATATATGTCAAGAAGGTATCGGGTAGTTCCTGAATCTAGTGGATAATACCACCATTCAACAGTAAAATCTCCTGTACCTAGTGCAAGATTTGAGTTTGGAGGGATAGTTAGGTAATCCCCAGTACCATCAAAGTATGCACTGTATGTATCATAGTATGGCGAATTGTTGGCCACATATCTTGAGGTACCAAAAGTTTCTATATTACTAATTCTCAATGCATCTGTTACTGATGGACCCACTGTACTTGCTAACAATAATGTAGTGTTTGATGTTACTGGTGCTGGCCGGTTAGAAGGTACAAATGGTCCGGTGTATAGTGCTTGACCATTAGTCATTCTGAGGTTTGAAATATACCCTTGGAATGGACCGCTTATAGCACCGGGCAAAGCGGCAGTTCCAATTCCGTGAATGGTTGATGTGTTGTATAACGTTCCCGTCTGTGTTGCGGTACCGATCACCACACCATTCACAAAAAATCTAACTAAATTTGAACTATCACGGGTAACAGCTACATGGTTCCAAACACCCTTTACATAAGCATTATTCACTCCTATGTTTGTGTTCCATGCAGAACCGGTCGTACTTAAAACAGCTTGCATTTGATTTGAAGCGTTACCTCCATCACAGTCAACTCTAACTGATGCATATGCACCAGAAGTAGAATTAAATGCAAAAAGTGTTTGCTGTACGCCGGAAGTACTTGTATTGTAGAACCAACACTCCGCAGTAAATGTACCTGCAATTAATAATGATGCGGTGTAACTTGCATAATCTCCAGTGCCATCAAAATAAACACTGTTACCAAAAGTGTTTGCAGAATAATTTGTTGCATCACTAACAGTATCAGTAAATGGATTTTGTATGACAGGCTTTGCATTACCGTTGACTGTGATTGCAAATGCATTATTACTGTTGTCAATGAATGTGGTAGACTGACAGGTCAACAAACTAGTATTGGCAATTGCGGTTAGTGGTGTGGTAGATGGAGTAAAGTTTGAGGTGTAGACTGCGGTGCCGTTAACTACCCTAAAATTACTTAAATATCCGGTGAGTCCAAATGTTGATTGTCCGCCTATTTCTAAAGATTTATTTTCACTGACAATAGCAGAACTTGTTCCTGTACCAACAGAAGTTCCATTTACATAAAGTGTAAAGTTGGTTGAAGATTTTACTACTGCAATATGATACCATATGTTTAAACCAAAGTTATGAGTTACGCTAACCACAGTTCCACTAGTTTGTGCAGTTCTCAAAGTTATGGTACCGTCACCCCATAGATACAAATAGGGATTATAAGTAGTAACTCCACTAAACGTCCACAAATTATCGTTAGTTCCTGCACCAGGAAAAGCAGTAAAATAATACCATCCTTCTACGGTGAAGTTACCAGAAATATTAAAAGCCGACGATGATGCAACAGTCAAATAATCTCCAGTGCCATCAAAGTAACCACTATAACTTGCAGGTGTTACTGTTACTGAACTGAATGGGCTGAATTTTGAAACTGTTGATGCGCCATCACCGCCTTTTGTAATCACATTGTTGGCCGCAGAATAATCAACAAATCTATTTGAGTTACAAGTTAATAATATGGTGTTTGCGACTGGTAACAATGGATTAGTACTTGGTGTAAATGCTGCGGTGTATAGTGCGGTACCTTTTAGAATACGGACATTTGAAATGTAACCGTTAACTGGCCATAATGTATTGCTTAGTTGGCCAATATATAAAGTACTGCTAGTGTCTTGGTTTCCAGAATAAGTAGTACTTGCTGATTGAGTACCATTTATAAAGATTCGTAGAGTTGTTCCTGATCTACAAACAGCATAATGGTACCATGTTCCAGCAATAGGTGTGTGACTAGCAATTAAGATTGATGTGTCACCGTTAATCCAATTTAATGTTGGACCGCTAGTGTTATCATACCTTAAAGCCCAACCACTCGATGCGCCAGCATATCGACTAATTATTCCTCTATCGGTCGTAGTAGAGGACCAATTTACCCAACATTCGACAGTAAAATCTCCGGTACCAAAATTAAATGAAGAACTGGTTGGTATACTCAAAAAATCATTTGCACCATCAAAGTATGCACTCCATGAACTACCAAATGGGCTGAATGAACCTAAATTTGTATTTCCAAATCCTGTAACCACACTATTAATATTACTTTCATCAACTATTACTTTTGTATTTGAAGATAGGTTTGTCTGAGCTGTTAGTAACACTGTGTTGGCCACAGGTGTCAATGGTGCCCAAGAAGGAACAAATGCGCTGGTGTATAATCCAGTACCATTAACAACTCTTACATTGGACAAATATCCAGTCATAGATGAATCTCGAGCCGCCGATGCACCTACACTAATTCTAGTACCATTACCTCTAGAACCAGATAGTGTTCTTACTGCGCCTGCTGAAGCACCATTTATAAATGCATACATGTTGGTGCCAGTTCTCGAAAAGGCCACATGTGTCCAAGTATTGAGTACCATGGCAATTGTTGTATATATATATTCTGTTGCATCTCCGAAAATACCATATTTTAACTGCCCTGATGCATTTGTCAATAAAGCAAATCTACCGGACACTTCAGTACCAAACGCAACAAGTGGTTGATTTGCTATAGATGATGTTAAGTACACCCACATTTCTACAGTAAAATCCGCAGGCAAAATACCATTTGATGATTCCGCTCCCAAACAATCCCCAGTGCCATCAAAGTATACTGAACCTTCATTGCCAACTAAAGTAACTGTTGTTGTGTTTGCAAAAGGTCCGTTTCTTGCTGGACCTGCATTACCATTTGTAGTTATTGTAAGTGCATTACTAGAATTGTCAATTACTGTGTTTGCTTGAGCTGTTAAAAATGAAGCTGTAGTTCCAAATGGACTAAATGTGTTGGCAACTGCTGCATCACCAACTTTTGTAATTGTAAATGCATTGGTAGAATTATCAATTACTGTACTTGTTTTTGATTGACAGGTCAATAGACTGGTATTGGTAACTGCTGTTAGTGGTGTTGTGGATGGTGTGAATGTTGTGGTGTATACCGCAGTACCCCTTATCACTCTAAGATTGGAAATGTATCCCTGAACATAGTCGGCTGAACCGCCATTGCCTATCCAGACTGCGTCAGTTACTGTTCCTATATTGCCAGACAACGTTGATGTGCCAACACTTGTTCCGTTAAACCACAAAGTGATACCTGTTCCAGATCTAGTCAATGCCACATGGTACCATTGGTTTGCTGCTAGTGTAGCTGATGCAGAAATTGCTCCTGTTGATACGCTATTATTGAATATGGCCCTCATTGTTGAACCATTGTTCATTTGAAGCATCCAGCCCCACACATTGAAGCCCGGATATTGTCCTACTATTACCTGATATCCTGTTACCTTTTCTAGATATACCCAACATTCTACAGTAAAATCAGCTGTGAATTGGAATGCCGCATTTCCCGGAACACTCAAATAATCTCCAGTACCATCAAAGTACATGCTGGACCCATTTGTCGGCACCGCTATTAATGCTGCTGTATTTGCAGATGATGATTGTGTGATTGCTAACGGACTGGTAGGAACAGTAAAGTTGCCGGTGTATACTGCGGTGCCTTTAACTATTCTATAATTTGAAATGTATCCTATCCATAGATATGAAGTACTATAATAGCCACCCAACACAACATGTGTGCCAGTATAATTAGTTGTATCTGTAATTGATCCACTAGAGCCAATGCTAGTCTCTAACACGCCATTGATATAAAGTTTAGTAACTCCGGACGCACGAACTAAAGCAAGATGCGTCCAAGTGTTAAATATCAGTTTGTTTGTGCTTGTTGTGTGTGTAGTATTTACTGCGTACACAGTTATTGCGTTACTGGTAAAAATATTTAAAGCTAAACTATTTGCGGCACTTGCTTTAAATCCACCAGCAGTATCTGACTGTTGAAAAATGCCTTGGTTTGCACCAGAGTTAGGATAAACCCAAAACTCAATAGTGAAATCACCTGTACCAAATGCAAATGCAGAATTCGATGGTATTGTTAAATAATCCCCAGTGCCATCAAAATACATACTGTAATTATTTGCAGCAGGCACAGTGACTGTTGTTGGTGTACCATTGAATGGGCTAAATGGATTAACTTTTGTGTCACCACCCTTTAAGATTGTAAAGTTATTATTTGAATTGTCAATTAGTTTGTTGGATTGGCAAGTTAATAAACTGGTGTTGGCCACATATGTTAGTGGTGAAGTTGATAGAGTTGTATTTGCGGTATATAATGCGGTGCCATTTATAAATCTAAGATTAGAAATATAACCGTTAAATCCAAATGCTGTGCCGCTATTATAACCTATGTATGTTGTGCCGCCTGTTGTTAAAGAAGTTGCATAAGTTTGTGTTGTACCTACTTGTAATCCGTTGATAAAGAAATAAACAGACGAACCGTTTCGAGTAATAGCAATATGATTCCATGTTCCTAAAGTAATTGATCCTGCGGTTACTGCCACACCCCAAGAACCACCCGGACCCATCAACCATTGTACAGTTTGATCGGATAACACTTGTACACGAACTGCTCCATATCCCGAACTAGCCGTGTCAGAAATATTAAAAATTGATTGTTGTGTTGCTGAACTGGTATTGATCCATGCTTCTACTGTAAAACTATTGGTACCAATATTAAAAGCGGCATTGGTCAATATGGCTAAATAATCACCAGTACCATCAAAGTAGTTACTGTAATAACCTTCTTTAAAAGGATGAAATTCATTTGGCTTTGTGTCTGCAACAACCACAACTTCATTATTAAATGTACTTAAATCTGTATTGAATGTGTTTCCATTTGGTACCGGATTTGCACTCATTAACAATGATGCATATTTCCAAAACAAGTCACCAGGAAGATTGATTGTCCAGTTCAAATATCTTGTTGCAGTTCTACTTGTTGTATTTGCTGTTGCAGTTATGATTGATGTATTACTTGCAACAACTGTTGGTGTACCAGAAATTATACCAGTAGAGGTATTCATTGACAATCCAGTTGGCAATCCACTGGAAGTATACAGTACACCATATCCGGCCGCAGAAGTTGCAACTACTGTCACATTTGATATTGGTAAATTTTGTGTTGCACTAGTTGTTGTGTTGTTTGCTGGTGATGAGAATGAAACAACATCAGTATTAATCGTCAAACTAAAAGAACGAACAGAATCTTGATTTTGTGCATCAGTTGCTTGTACAGTAAACGAATATGTTGTACTTGAACCATCCACAGGTGCAGTACCAGAAATTGTGCCACCAGAACTTAGTGTCGAACCTGAAGGTAAAGAACCAGAAGATAATGCATATGTAATTGGTGCATCACCTGTTGCAACAACTGTTGTGCTGATTGCGGTTGTTTCGTATACAGTACCTAATGAACCAGCTGCTGTGGTAAATGTTGGTACACCAGAATATACCAAACCTGGTACAAGGATACCAGTACCACCATTTGCATTGGTAACAAAAACGGTATAACTACCAGAACCTAATGCGGGAGAACTAAATGTAAGGCGTCCAGAATCCAGGAATGTTACTGCACCTATCGTAGTAGACCCAACCAAAACGGTTGCACCTGGTGCGAAACCTGACCCATACAAAACGATAACTTGATTGCCTGCTGGGTCTGCTGCGGTATCATTTGTGTCAACATAAGATCCATCAGTTACCGCAAAACGGGTAACAGTAGGTACCAGGAAAGTTTGTTGGTTAAAATGTTCACCAACTGTAATAAATCCTGTTGAATCTTTTGCTCTCTTGCCTCTGACACCGGCATTAAACATCAACTGATCTCCTCAAACGAACACACTGCTTGTAATATACTATTGGTACTGGCCGTTAATCTCAATTCATCACCTTCTAACAGATAAATGGAAAGTGTTTTGTCAATGGCTGTGAAAGATGTATCTGCTGCAACCGAAATGGTACTGACCAATTTATATGCAGTTGCACTTCTATACAAATCAACTGTTATGTCCGCTGCACTTGTTGCATGAATATTGGAAATAATCAACGAATTAATTTTTAATATTTTACCACTGGATGAAGGATTGTTTGCAATAGAAGTCGCCGATGTTGTCACCGATTGTACTTGTGTGTTTCCATTAATTGTTGTTAGTGCTGCTATGTTTGGGTTTGCCATTTTAAATCCTTAGAATCCGAAAACAATCGACATTGCAATTGCCTTTGATAATGATGTGCCACCTGTATTTGCTTGTGAGAATGCTGCATTGGCTTGAATGAATGCAGCATTTGCGGTGCTTCTAGCATATGTATCCGCACCGCCACCAGTATTTGCTTGTGCAAAGGCCGCATTAGCTTGTGAGTATGCTGCATTCGCCTGGTTAAATGCAGAACTGGAACTAGAACCAGAATTTGCAGTAGCGAATGCAGCATTAGCTTGTGCGTATGCTAAGTTTGCAGTATTTGCTGCATAAGGGTCTAGAGCACCACCGCCTGTTATCGTGGTCACTTCTACATTTGCACCATTTTCAAATGTACTATCGAATGTTACTACATTACCAGAAACAGTATATGTGTCTCTAAGCTGTGTGATACCATCTACAACAGCAATTATATAATTTTCACTTGTTGGTGATGTACTTAAAGTGAATGTTGTTGTTCCACCATTTGCAGTAAATCTATCAGAATAAATTGATACTGGTGTTCCTGATCCGCCACCAGTATTAGCTGCCGCAAAAGCTGCATTTGCCTGAGCAAAGGCTGCATTAGCATAAAGACTTACGGAGTTAGCAGTACCAAATGCTCCGTTAGCATATGTTCCTGCACTGGTTGCCTTAGCATCAGCTGTATTAGCATATCCTATTGCATCGTTGGCATAACCAGATGCAGAATTAGCCGCACCAAATGCTCCGTTTGCATATAAACTTGCCGAGTTTGCGGCATCAAAGGCCGAGTTTGCCTGATTAAATGCAAAGCTGGCACTAGAACCAGAATTCGCAGCAGCAAAGGCCGCATTGGCATATAGGCTGGCTGAATTGGCTGCACCAAAAGCAGAATTTGACTGCAAGAAGGCACTGTTAGCATAATTAGATGCCGAGTTAGAAGAACCGAATGCACCGTTAGCAAATGTTCCAGCAGAGTTGGCCGAATCAAATACACTATTCACATAAGGCAATACATCAATGCCTTTGATTGTAATCGTTGTTGATTTTAGGTTTGCTTTTAATGTTGCAATCTTAAATGATGCATCATTAATATTGATGTTGTTATCACCACCAATTTCTGGTGTATATTCTTCAAAGAGCTGCCATTCTTTTGTGCCAGAATCTCTTATTAGTCCGGTGTGTGCATTGACACCATTGTTATAGTGGGATGCAAAACCAATATCTAAAATATCACCGGTGTAATTTCCGGTACCCATGATAAACAAAGTATCGTTTGCAACAATCTGTGTTGAACTGGTACTAAATGTATTGCCTAATATACTCAAGTTACCAGTAATAGAAACATCACCAGAAATGGTACCACCAGATGTATTAAATTTTAGGTTGGCTGTTGTAAAAGCACCATTGGCATAATTAGAAGCAGAGTTGGCTGCCGCAAAAGCACTATTGGCATAATTAGATGCTGAATTAGAAGCATCAAATGCTGCGTTTGCCTGGTTAAATGCAAAACCAGAACTTGAACCGGAGTTGGCTGCAGCAAATGCTGCATTAGCATATAGACCTGCACTTGTGGCTTTTCCATCTGCTGTATTAGCTGTTGTGAAGGCACCGTTGGCGTATAAACTGGCTGAATTGGATGAACCAAAAGATGCATTGGCCTGTGCAAAGGCACCATTTGCATACAAACTTGCTGAGTTGGCCACCGCATATGCAGATATAGCAACATTACTTCCAACATTTGCGGTGTATTGAACAGTTCCGTCAGCAAATGTGATGCCGTTTGCACTTGTTCCATTTATAGTTAATGCACCACCTATGGTTACATTTCCACCTATACCCGCACTACCAGTAACAACTATTGCACCACTGGTTGTCGTTGAAGAATTTGTTGTGTTTGTAAAGTAGGTTGTTTCTGTGAATGTTACAACACCAGTTACATTACCTCCAGTTTTAGGTAATGCATTATTGGCTGTTATGAAAGCACTATTAGCATACGATGAAGCCGAATTGGCTGCATCAAATGCGGCATTGGCTTGATTAAAAGCAAAGCTGGCACTAGAACCAGAATTCGCTGCAGCGAATGCCGCATTGGCTCTATCGAATGCTGAGTTTGAATTATCTGTAACTACTGGTACATTACTTAACAATTCACGAACTTGTATCACCGATCCGGTACTTGGTGCAGTTGTGAAAGTTAATGTTGTACCACTTACACTATAATCAACTATTGGATTTTGTGTAATACCATTATCAAAAACAAGAATACTATTTGATGTAGTATTAGCTGTTACTGTAAATGCGGTTGTACTACCATCACCAGTAAATGTTCTTGTCAAATAATACAATGAAGCAGTATTACTACTTGTGATAATTGCATCATAAGCCAAGTTGGCTTGACTGAAAGCACCATTGGCATATATACTTGCTGAGTTTGCTGCACCAAAAGCCCCATTGGCAAATGAAGATGCTGAGTTAGCAGTTACAAATGCACCATTGGCAATTGAACTGGCTACCCTTACATCCTTCTTACTTTGGCTGCCAATGTAGGTGAATTGCATGTTATGTTATTTCCAATAAACTTACAATAACATCGGCTGCCGAAGCATTACTTGTCGAAACTTTAAGTACATCTGCGGCTTCCATAACCAATTTTTGTTCACCACCAATTGTAATCAGTGAATTGCCTGGTTCAATCTCAGCCATCTTAACCATATAGTAATCTGATCCACCAGAAGTCAATATCACATTGGCTGTTATGGTTGTGTTTAGTATGTTTGCGATTGTCATACCAATAACTGTAGTAGATACACCAGAATTAGCAGTATAGATGGTTTCTGCCGATGTTCCGACTGCTGCTCGTAGTTGATTTTTAAAAGTATTTGCCATTTAAATTTCCTTATCCTTTATTTATTTCATCAACTAAAGGCGATTGTAAATGCAACAATGTCGGCGTTTACATCTAGTGCGGTCGTTCCTGTATTTGCCTTGGCATAGGCAGCATTCGCATGAGCAAAGGCCGCATTAGCAGATGCAGATGTAATGTTTTGTGATGCATATGCCGAATTGGCCGTTAGGAAAGCACTATTAGCAAAAGAACCGGAAGAATTGGCTGCATCATATGCGTTGTTGGCCTGTGTTCTGACCCAAGCATCACCACCAGTATTTGCTGTATTATATGCCGCATTGGCATGACTAAATGCCGCATTGGCTCTATCAAACGCAGGACCAGGATCACTTCCACCAGACACTGATGCATTAATTGTGATTGTTTTTGTGGTTGTATTGGTACCGATGGTGATATTATCACCAGCAACAAAAGAGAGTGTGTCGGAACCACTAGTGGCCAATATTAAAGAACTATTGGCATTAATTGTGTCGAAAGAGAATTGGTTGGTGATATAGGATGTACCACCAAGACTGTTTTTGTAATACAGTTTACCATCGGCATAGTTAAGCGCCAACTCACCATTAGCTAGGCCTGTTGGTGTGTTTCCTGTGACGCCTGATTTTTTTAACCGTATTGCTGTATTTGACATTTACTTAGAACGTTCCGCCATCCTTGATTGGGCCATCAGTACCAATTAAACCTGTTAGGGTTGTTGGTACCACTTCTTTATTTAGCTCATCAATTTTTTTTCTTTTGGAAGGAGGTAGTTGTAAGTAATCAATTTTAGCAAGTAATTCGTCTATCTTGTTGTTGTATTCACTTTTTTCAGTTTCATGTTTCTGAATCAAACTATTAACATTATTTTCATATTGTACATTTAAAGCATTCATTTTAACTTCAAATTCTGAACGAACCTGATTAGTTTCTTCTCTTGCTCTAACTAATTCACCTTTAAATGTTTCCACATGAGTGGCTTGATTCTTAACACTATCATAGTCACGAAATTTAGTAATCAATTCATCAATTTCGGTTCGATGTTTACTGTTTAAGTTGTTAACATCTGCACTTAATTTTGTTACAAGTTTTTCACTTTCAGATAATTTATTTTCCAATTCTTGAACAGCCTTACTTTGATTTGATTCACTGTTTTCTTTCAAATCTTGAATTGTTTTTTGCAACTCAAGATTTGATTTTACTAACGCATCAATCTTTTCAGACTGTTCTTTCACAACTTCATCAGTTATTTTCGCATTCGCTTGCATTGAGATATTTCGAATAACACAATCTGTCATTGTGCTTGTCAAAGTCTCAACATAATAATTTAAATACTTCTCATTTGCCATTTCAAACTCCTATCATAAAAAAATCTATTACATTATATAGTCAGCTTAGAATTGTCCTCCGTCTATTGCTGATGACCACACTGGTACACCTGCATCTGTGACTGTAAGAATTTGATTAGACCATGTTTGGTCTGCTGAACCGGATGCAGCTGTAACAGCCAACGCATTTGTTCCATCACCGTATACGATACCTTTTGCGGTGAATGTTGCGGCACCTGTACCACCTTGAGCAACAGTCAAACCAGAAATGTCTGCCGCAGTTGCTGCTGTTACACGACCGTAAGCATCAACAGTCAATGAGGTGATTGTTTTTGCAGCACCCAATGTGCCTGTCAATGAATAACCAGCATTAGCGATTGATTGAATTGCACCAGAACCATTACCAATCAACATTAGGCCACTAGTGAATGTTGATACACCAGTACCACCTTGTGTAACTGTTAGACCAGAAATATCTGCGGCTGTTGCAGCTGATACACGACCATATTCATCTACAGTCAACGATGTGATTGTTTTAGATGCACTTAATGAACCAGTTAATGTGTAAGTAACATTTGCAAGTTCTGACAAAGCGCCTGTACCATTACCAATAACAACTTTACCTGAAGTAAAAGTAGATTTACCTGTACCACCTTGGTCAACATTTAGACCAGCAATTGCTTGGAATGTTGCAGCAGTTGTTCTGCCATATGAGTCAACAGTTACAGAAGTAATGGTGTTATTTTGTGCACCAGCACCTGTTGCAGTGAATGTACTGTTAGCAAGTACTTTTAGTGAATCGGTACCATCACCAATAACAATACCACCAGCAGTGAATGAACTTGCACCAGTACCACCGTTAGGTACTGTTAAGTCATCAGTTAGTGTTAATGATTTAAGTGTTGTTGCACCAGCAACATTCAAGGTACCAACTTGTAATACTGCTGCATTTGCCCATTGTGAAATCAAATTAGATTTCAAGTTTGCTTGGCGGAAGCTTCCATCTGCAACGTTGATAACGTTACCTGTTGGTTCTATGTTGTAGTTGTCAAACAAATAGAAGAAACCATCACCTGCGTGGCGGAACAAACCGGCATGTCGGTCTGCACCATCATTGTAATGGCCGTAGAAACCAATATCGACTGCATCTGATGCATTGTTTTTACCAAGTGCAATCAAGGAGTCTTCGACAGTAAGTGTTTCAACGTTGTATGTTGTTGATGTACCTAAGATGGACAAGTTACCACTGATGATAATGTTACCATCAATTGTTTGTGTTAAACTAGCAGTATTTGCACGAACGACCGTGTTATCAACGTCAATAGTAACTGTATTATCTGTTACAGTTGATGTAAGGCCTGCACCGCCAGAAATTGTAAATGTGTCGGTTGCTAGATTAACAACATCAGCTGTACCAGAATCAGCTGCAACAGTCAATGCAGTTGAGATTGTTGACGAATTTGCAATCGTCATAACACGGCCGTTTGCAGCTACCTGGATGATAGGTATAACTGTTGAACCACCGTAGAAACCAGGAGTAAGACCAGAAATTGAATTTAGTGCAGCACTTAATGTTGCGTTTGCAGTACCATTAAACAACTGTGCAGATGCGGTAATGTCACCACCAGTAACATCAATATATCTGTCTGTTTGGAATTGAGTTGCAGAGTTTGCGTTACCTGAGAAAAAGGTAGTACTTAATGTACCGCCATCAGAGAAACTAAGACTTCTAACGTTTGCATGACCAACAGCAATATTACCTGTTACACTTCGTTGAACAAGTGTGCCTCCAGTATTTGAACTGGTTGCAGCATCAATTGTTGATGTGTAGTATTGTCCACCAATATTAACAACACCTGTACCAGCAGGTGAGCCAATAAACATGGTATTGGATTGATATGAATAAGCTAATTCACCCGCTTGTAGACTGGCTGGTACGCCTGTGGTAAGGGAACGTCTAATTCTTAGTGTTGTATTTGCGCCTGCCATGTTGTTATCCTTTTTATGTTAAATGGATTTAAATCCTATGATCTATTTATTAAAATGTGCCACCGTCAAAGTCGCTAACCGTATTTAAAATAGTATTACTAATATATTCTGATCCACCAATGCTAATGATATTGTTGGTCCACAATTGACTTTCCACATTTAATGTGGAACTACCAATAAAAAGTGTATTGGAAAGAAAAGAGTAAGCTAATTCTCCGTCTGCTAGATTGCCAGGTGCCGTGTTCGCATATGAACGGAGAATCTGTATTGTTGTATTAGATGCCATTTAGAAGAACCCTGAATCAGCACCTTGGAAAGCCAAATAAGTTACTGAATTTGCTACTGCGGCCTGAATTGCTGCATCTGAAATTACACCACCAACTGTTTGAACAGGCGCAAAACCACCAACCGGTGATACCACAATCGCAATCGGATTAGGATTAATGTCTGTTGGCGCAGCTGCAAATGAAATTGCACCAGTTGTCGATTCAGCTTTGATCTGTGTTCCGTCCAAGTCAATTGTATTACCACTTAGATATAGACTTCGGAATTTATTTGTTCTACTGCCAAGGTCAAACGCTCTGGAAGATGTTGGTAATAGATTTCCGTGTACAGGAGTGTCGGTACCAAGGCCTCTGGCAGAAAATGTTTTGGTTTGTGAGTTATAGACAATTACATCACCAGTGTTTGCGCCTTCCAAAGAAAGGTCAGTCAAACTCCTAAGTGTCTTTGTACCATAGGAAAGTGTTTGTACCTTAGTTTTTTGGCCTTCAACTCTAACTTTTACGGTTGCAGGTTGTCTGACGGTTACCGTTGGCATATTATTCCTTTAAAATACTGTAACTTGGGGTAAGACGTTCACAACTCCCTCTAAAACCCGTATGACTGTGTTTGAAGAATCTTTGATAATCACATCATACACATAACGGCCAGCAGAAATATTTGCCGTGTTTGCATAAGGTAAAGACAATATTATAATGCCTTCTGTTGGATCATTAACTGTTATTACAAAATTAGCGGTTGTGCTACTAGAATAATATGATTTTTTCATGGCAGCTTTTACTTGGCTACCAGTTAGAGTAAAAGGTGAACCATCAGCTTGATCCAATGTGATGGATGTACTAAAGTTTGAACCTTGTTCTAGAAATAATTCTTGGTAACCAGCTGGCATTGTTTAACCCCTTTTGGAGGTATTTATACTCAAAGGAAATGGTAAAAAGTAAATTCGCTTTTTGGACTTTTGAATCTGTCGGAGAAAATTCTCGGGCCGGAACGCAAAAATTCGAAATTTGTTGTTAAATATTATTTTTCAATTCTTTTACTTCTGCACGTAGTTCTTTAATACCCTCAATCAATAATGGAATTAACTTTTCATAGCGTACTGTTAAGTATTTCTCATCAATAGGTGCGGGTACAACAACTCCGCAATCAGGTAATTGATTTTGAACCTGTTGCGCTGATACACCAATTTGACGCTGTTTTTTATATCCAAGTGATACTGCTAATTCATTTTCTTCGTAATAGAAACCGCTTAGTTCATCAATCTTGTCTAGTGCATTTTCAATTGCACCAAGTTTAGTTTTTAATCTGTCATCAGAATAATATGCAGTGATGTTATTGGTTGCACGAATTTCACCGTCAGTACCAGATGCCGGGGTGCCTATACCTAATCGTTTAAACTGTGGTGTATCACCTGTACCAATACCTTGGGGTGGTGAGTAGATAGCGGGGATGACGGGCCTTCCACTCAAATCTCCGTATGCTCCAGATGTTGCAACAGTTGCTAAACCAGAAACTGAACCGGCAGCAATTGCAATATTTGTTGCAGTTACAGATGTAACCCTACCTTTTGCATCGACATTGATTCTTGGAACCACTGAAGCTGTACCGAATAATCCGGTGTTAGTGCCAGCATTACTTAATCTAGCATCTGGTAATGTGCCTGAACCGATATTACTAGCATTTGTTGTATCTGTGGTTGCCGAGGCTGCAAATGTTGGATAACCAGTGATTTGAGAAGTTGCAATTTGTATTGCAACATTTGATGCTCCGGTGATTCTTCCTTTTGCATCTACTGTAACTTGACTGACGCTTGAAGCCGTACCATATGTTGTTGCGCTTACACCAGAATCGGCCAATCTTGCTGCAGCCAATGTACCAGAACCAATATTACCAGCATTTGTTGTATCTGTGGTTGCCGATGTGGCTAATCCTGAAACTGCACTAGAAGCAATTGCAATTGTAATGTTGGCCACTCCAGTTGC